GATATTCAGGACTAGCGTACTTTGATATTTCTTCTAAAAAAGTATCTAAACCTGTAGGTGCTTGTTGTAATATTATTCTTGCCATTATTTAATCCTTATGTTTATTATCAAGGGCCAAAAGGGTCTCCTTGGTTAGGGTCATCTCCACCTAAGGGGTCTCCAAAATTTGGGTCTGAACCTTCTTGACCTTGAACCAGCTCCCACATATTGCCATCCCAGCTATAATTTAAACCATCTGGGCCTTTCATTACTTGACCCATTGTTGTGCCCATCATATTAGGAGAACCCGGAGGGCCGTATTGAGCTGGAATACCACCACCTGTGTCAGATTGCTCATTGGTTCCATAAGGATTATCTTCTGTAAAATCCATTAGGTTTGCTTCAGCATCTGCTAAGTATCTTAAAGCATCTTCTTGTTCACGCCTTAGTGTATCTGCTAAAGATTGCTCAGTTCTAGTTTCATAATCTCTTACTATTCCTCTACTAGCTAAACTATCTCCTTTAAATAAAGAACCAGCAGTCTGTTGTTGTAATTTCATTAATTGATTTCTAGCATCAGCTCCGAATCTATCTCTATCTTCTAAAAACTCACTTACATCTGGAGTCCCATATAAGCTTTCAAACTCTGCTCTTTTTTCATCATCCCCTATAAATTTACCAAATTGCTGTTGATAATCTTGTGCACTCATGCTACCATATCCACCATTCTGAAAGCTCTGTGCTCCTTTCATGTTGCTAGAATCTGCTTTATCTCTATAATAACTATTTGCTACTTGCATTAGAGCATTTAAAGCATCTTCATTGCTCATTATCATACCAGCTTCTTGAGCATCAGACAAAGCTTGCTTTCTATTCTCTGCATTTCTAATCTGCATTAGTGGAGCCATATCTTCAAAACCAGATAAAGCTTTTGCTAACTCATCTACAACTCCTATGCTGTAGTTACTATCGTCTTTACTCATAATAGGTTTAATGCCACCTTTGTTCATCATAGCAGATTGTCTAGTCATATCAGTATTTCTTTGCACATTTAGAGTATTTAGTGCTAATAGTTCATCTATTGCAGAGTGACCGTGCTGACCCTGTGGCACTAAACCACCTCCCATATAGCCTAATCTATCTGCGTTATTTATCATGTCCATTGTATTCTTTCCTAGTTTATCTACAGCTTCTTTACGAACAACATACTCTCCGCTTTTAAGCATAACTGGGCCTATATTATCTGATTGTGCCATTATACTATTCTCCTTTTAAAAGGCATCATGTCTATCAATCCTCTTCCCATAGTCATTCCACCACCCATATATCCATACTTCTTTTTCTTCTTAGCCATGCCACCATACATATACATATCCATCATTCCTCCACCCATGTAATCATCCATCATTCCACCTTTCATCATGTAACCCATACGATTTCTAACTGCCTCAGGTAACTTTGCTAATCCTCTATTGCCTTGAGGTACTTGTTTTAACTTACCTCCTCCTGCATAGTTACGCATCATGCCACCTTCTTTTAAATTTCCTCCAAACACATCAACAGCAGATAAGGTAGGTGGTTGATTGTACCCTAATAACTCTGTTAGAATGTCTCTTCTATTATAACCTACATTAGATTCTTCTGGGCCTTGCATAGTTCTAGATAAAAGATTTACTAACCCTGTATCATCTATATCCATTCCAGAGCTTCCTCCAAAAGTTATATCTTCTAAAGGAGCACCCATTGCAGATTCTCCTAAAAACTCTAAAGGCTCAGGTCTTGAAGGTGTTAAGCCACCTAAGTCTTTAGCTATTCCAGATAAATCTTGTGCCATTACTAAATCTTCAGCTCTCTGTCCCATCAAGTTAGAAGCACCTAAACTTTCTTGAAATGCCTTCTCGCTTACGCTAGGAGCTTTTGGCAAATTTGAAAAATCATCTAGCTCTAAATTAAGTTCGGGAACAGCTACATCACCAAGCATACCTTCCATTGAATCTTCGGGAGCTTCAGATAAACCAAGCCTCACAGCTCCTTCTCCTCCGGGCATATCTAATGCACCGGACTGTTCAAAAGCCTTATTAAAACCTTCTATATCTGCTTGAGGTATTGCTTGCTCTGTAAGCTTTCCATCTGCACCTCGAACCATAACTTTGTCACCACCGCCAAAAACTTTTGCCTTTGCAAAATCTCCTACTCCAGAAATGAGAGCTGTGCCTGCTCCTGCACCTAATGCTCTACCTAAAGAACCTTCTCCTAGTCCCTTTGCATAGGACTCTAAACTCTTTTTTGCCTGAGTACCAAATCCAGTACCCTTACCTGCCTTAACCTTAGGCCCTGTTAGTTCTCCAAGTTTTTCACCACCAAACCTACTCGCACCTGCTATAGCTCCTTTAAGTAAAGCTGTTGTTAGTAAACTAGCCCCGGGTGCAACAGCATTTAATATGTATGGAGCCGCAAGGCTTGCAAGTCCTGCTCCTGCCTTACCAAAACTTAAAATTCTATCTCTTAAGCCAGTTGATTTAATTTTTAAATCTTCAAGCGTGTCTTGTAAGTTTCTATAGCCTCTATCAAGACCAGCACCGCCTAATATGTCTCTAACTCCCCTACCTCCTTTTTGGTAGGACATGGGCATATTACGACCGCCTCCCATATAGTCTTTAAGTGTATTGTATTTCATAATATTCCCTTAAATTGTAACTTCTGTTTTCCAAACTGATGTAACAAAAAACTCTTTTTCTGAGGTAGTTATACCTGAATCAGAAGCACTTAAAGTTATTATTGCCACATCGTTTGATTCTATGACTGGTGAATTGTTCCAGTCAGTTTGATTAATTATGATAACTGTATTGTCAACCGTAGCTGTATCGTAGGTAAAACTGCAAACTTCATCTACTGTCTCATCGCCATCATCCATTTTTTTAATTTTAAAAGTTATGTCATCGTTATTATCCTGTATAACAGGTATCTTAATTAATATTTTATGACATATCATTTTAAATGGACTTAAAAACCCGGTTTGATTTCTTATTCCTGCTAAATCTGAATCATCAGTCCAAGGTAAAAATATTTCATTTGTATCTAAATTTGCATTAAAGTTGTGCGTAAAAACTCTATAGTCAATAAAAGACTGAGTATACTTTAATTTTCTAGTGGTTAAAGTTCTTTCTACAAACTGGTCTCCATTGTCAGATAAAAATGTTTTATAAAGCTTACCTCTCTGCTTTCTCACCATTGCTAACTGTCTATTAGGACTTAATGTAAAGGTAGTTGTACCCTCTGGTGTACCTCTAGTTACAGGTGCGGATGTATCTAAAGAACCACCCTTTGAATTTGTTAATCTTCTTATATCTCTCTGCACTATGCCGCCCTCTTTCTAAGAGTTCTATATTCTATCACTATATCATTCAAAGCAAACTTAGAATCTTCAGCTAATGAATCAAAATTAAATCTAAATGCTATGCTTTGAAATGGATTAATTGGATTGTCAGCACTACCTCCCTGACCTACAACAGGTATCTTAATAGTATTATAGTATGTTTGAGATGCATGAGTTTGAGGAATAGTAGAACCTGTTGCATTTAGAACAACCCAAGTTCCGTTATTGTTAACCATGTACTCAATCTCAGAATCATTAATAGCTGTGCTACCGCTGTGCCTATAATTTATATACATATTGTAAACTTTCTTACTTAAACCCGGTTCTCCAAAATCTAAGTCTGGAGTTTGTAATCTATAGTAAGTATGTGGTTGCTCAGCAGTTTGATGATAAGTTAGTATAACTTTACCTGTGCCAGCTCCATTTACATTTACATCATCTGTATCGTAAGCAACTATAAGCTGTCCTTGACTGTCGTTTACCATGTTAGATATATGTGCATCGTAAGTATCCCCTGAACTAAGACTAGCATTGTTTGTGTTTGGAGCGGCATCTTTACCAAAGTACCAGCTCTTGTATCTAAAATCGTAATAAAAAGCATCTTCAGCATCTAAAGCTTTATCTATAAATATAGCTTGTTTTGTTTCTGGTATATACCCTACAACAGCGTTAGAAAAGTTTGACCATCCTACTCCAGATATAAGCGTTTGACCTGTGTCTGCTATCTTTCCTTCAGTTAAATTAGCAACAGAAGAGCCATCAAATAAATATGCACCATTATTATTTGCCCACAGTATTCCGTATTCTGTGTTGCAAACAGAGTAAGAAAACTGTACACCTGCATACGGAACCGTTTGTTCTAAAAACCAACCAGCAGGTGATACTGAAGCTATGTTTAATATCTGAAGAGTTCTTTGCTTAAAAGCGAGCAATCTATCTGCGTAAAAAGCCAAGCAACTATAGTCTTCCCCATCTCCCTTTGTAACATCTAATTTGTTATGAGCTGGAAACGTATCATATTTGTCTATCTCACTAAACATTATACGGTCTCCAAAATGCTCAAATGATGTGCTTTCTGAAGTAGAACCAACGCCTCCCTCATCATACTTTACATTTGCAACAAAAGCTCTTGAGCCAGCAACTACTGCTGTTTTATAGCCAGACCCTGTTTGACCAAAGGCTATTTGCTTAGTTGACGGAGAAAAACCATTTAATAAAACATAGTCTTCTATGTTAGGCCTAGAAGATTTTAAATCAAAATCTCCATGAGTTACGGTATTAGATATTCTAAATTCTCCATCTCCATCTGCCTTCCAAGGATAATACTCATCTCCTAAATGAACTCTAGCTCCATCCTTAACACTTATATCAACAAATAAAATCCATTCGTCATTACTACCTGCTTCTCTTATATATATTCTACCACCACTTAATCTCTTTGGATAATTGCTAGTTGAGCTTGTCCCTATTGTATTTGCGTAAACATTTATATTAAACTTCTTTCCATCGTCATGCGTAAATGAACCACCTGAAAACTCTTGTATTAAAGATTCTTGATTACCGTCATATATAAAAGTACCACCAAACTCATAATCTTTACCTTCCCATTCTCCATCTTCTGTGCTTTTTTCTACACATAATCCCCAACCTGCTCCTCCAGCTACATTATACTCAGCCGTTCCATTTAAAGAAGCACTACCAGTTCTTTTGCATGCAGTAGGTCTTGCCAATGTATTTGATTCTTCGTACATATTAGGTTCCACTACTGTGCCAATAGCTCCACTTGTTAATAAAAACTGGTCTCTTTCTATATGACCATACCACTTAGGAGTTGATTCATTTCTATGGTTTCCATCAGCTACCCTTAATGAGTTGTTTGCATAATAGTAAACAAACTCTGGTTTTTCATTTGTATCTGCTTGCCCTAAAACAGTTATAGCATCTTCAGTAAAGCTATCATTACTGTCAACATAAATATCTACTTTGCCATCATCAGTATTTCCTAAAGCTAAAAAGAAATCACCAACAAATCCAGTTCTTGCAAAAGTAATAATTGTATTATCGGCAACAGCTTCGTCTACAAGTGAAGTTTCTTTTAGGTCAAGTACTACTCCAGATAAACCAGCAGTAGTTGTAAATATATGGCTAAAAGTCATAGTTTTTGTATGAGTTGCAGTAGCATTAGCACTCATTTCAAATGTTGTAGCATCTGTAATACTTGCAATCGTTGTCCCTGAAGGGACTCCTGCCCCTGTAATACGTTTTCCAGCCGCTAAATTATTTGTAGCATCTGTTCCACCGCTATGAGTAACCGTAGCATCTCCACTAGTTAGATTACAATTATGAGTAAAAAAATCAACATCAAAAGTAGCACCGCTAGTTAGACTTAGCAAAGACTGCACAGTAAAAGTTCCGTTGTTTGCAGAGTTGCTTGCACCACTAATTATTATTTTAATAGGTAATCCGGTAGAACTTGGAACTACATTGTTTGTAACCCAAAAATCAATATCATTTATAAATATCTTATTGCTACTGTGGAAAGCTAAGGCATACTTACCACCAGTAGGGTCTGTCCCATCTACATTTCCACCAGAACTTCCAAGAGAGCGTACAGAAGCACCCCTAACACCAACAGGGTCATCTGCCTCAAAGTAATGTAAGCCATACCCGGGATTCAAAGACGCTGTATGTACAGGAACTGTATTCTGACTTAGTGTCAATGCTGAACCATCGGTTGCTGTGTGCCATTCTGAGCGTGGTATCAACTCTCCATTCTTAGAAACATTCCAATTTATACACTCTGCAGATTCACCAACAGCTAAATCTCTAGGGTTCTTTACATTGTTAATCCCTCTTCCAAAGTTGTTTAATGTAAAAAATCTTTTTGGCATCTAATCTCTTATTTCTATGTGGACTAAGTCATCAAAGCCATTATCTTTTACATCCCCATCACTATTCCAGTCGCCACCCCACCTTATCTTTAAACCTAACTGATGAGCTATACCTCTTATCATTCCACCCATATAGTGAAATCCATCTCTATTTTCCCAATCTATTGGATAGGGAGCTAAATCTACCGCCTTACCCTCCATGTGCCTTGAATACTTTACTTTCGTGGCTCCCTTTTCCAATAACTCTTTTTGTCTTTTTTCGCTTCGTAAACCTTCTATGATAGTAACATCCATTACTTTAATTAACTCATCTAATACTTTGATAAGTCTATGGTCTACACCTTTTAATCTTTCTTTGCTTCTTTTACCAAACTTATACATAAGATACCTACTTCTTTTTTCTTCTGGTAGTTTTTCTTTTGGTAGTTTTCTTTTTCCCACCACGTATTAAATCTGAGTCTGCTTTTCTAGCACCACCTTTACCTGTAGCAAAGCTTCTAACTCTACCTGCCGCCCATTGATGAGCACTAACTCCGGGTCTAGAACCGCTAGAATAAAAAGCACCAAGTCCTCTAGAGTAAACTTTGTTTAGTGTGGACTTTGATATACCTGAACTCTTAGCGTACTTATTTACAACGGAAGCTTTACTTCCTCCGCTTTTTGGCTTTGCTTTTCTTTTTGCTGGTTTTCTTGCCACTTTTACTCCTTTGCTTTGATATTTTATCCATCATAGCAGGGGTTAACCTACCAGATTTATAAAGCTTTCTAGTTCTAAGTATTTCAGATTCTGATTTCTTTTTATTTTTAGAACCCTTAACATATTTCTTGGGAACACCTCTTTTTGTTTTAGGGACTTTCTTAAATTTTCTAGCCATTATTTCTTAATCTTTTTAACTTTTCCATTCTTAGTCCTAGCAAACTTATGAGTCTTAGTTTCTCTTATTAATGTTCCAGAATAAGTTTTGCCACCCCATTTCCAACTAACTCTTTTAGCCATTACTTCTTCTTTGGCTTAGAATGTTTCATTTGTACTTTGAAGTCAGCCATTATACTAGCTCCCTTATGAGCTTTAAATTTACCACTATGCTTCATAAGTTTGTAACTTGAACCAGACTTCATCCAATGATAGCCTTTAGGTGCTCTTACTTTTTTATTCATTTCTTTTTGCTCCTTGCTTTCTTAGCTTTGTTTCTTGCACTAATAGCTTTAGCTTTTCTTTTAGCATCTGCTTTTGAACTAGCACCCCAAGCTCTTAAGGAAAGTAGCAACCTTGTGGGTTTACCATTCTTTCTCTCAGGGCCGGGCATACCACCCATTCTAGCAAGGAAACTAGCTCTCCTAGGATTGTCACCAGACTTTACAGGGGCTCTTAGAGTTCCACCTTTGTAACTAGCTCTACCCTTAGCATTCAATCCACCTTTAGGATTCTTTCCTGCTTTTCTTGTCCAAGCTGGAGACTTAGGTTTTCTTTTTGCCTTAGGCACTATACGCCTAACTTCTTCATCAAGATACCCTTGATAATCTTCCATAAAGCCTCAAGGATAGCTTTCTCTGTTTTTTCACTAATTATTGGAATATCAATAGACTTATTAAGCTCATCAATAATCTCATCTTTTGTGTTATCAGATAGCAATTCATCTGCAATCATTTTCATTAACATAATTATTTACTCCTTATGCTTTTTATTTTATATCCTAAATACACGATAGTCATAACACCTATGACTAACTGCAGTATTAAATTAATATTAGCTAAATGAATGCCATAGTTAGCAAACGATAAAGCTGAAACTTTTAAACTATCCATTAATGTTTTCCATTTATTCTACTAAGAGAACCTTTAATTTCTGAAACTTGATTGTCTAAATCATTTACTTCTTTAGTAAGAGCATCAAACTTTCTATCTAATTTATCATCAGATTGATTCCATCTGTTAATAAGTTTTATAATCATACCTTCCATATTCTCTAATGTTTCAGATTGTCCTTTGTTCTCTACTTTTAAATTTTCTAGCGTTTCTTGTTGCTTTGCTGATTTGTTAGACATTGATACAACTAGGTAAACAAACATTGCACCAACCACCCCTATCATTCCAGCTTCGCCATATATCGCCATAAAATCCACTACTTACCTCGTTTCTTTTTACCCCAACTAAGTGGGTTGATATTAAATTCTTTTTCATAGAAGGCTACCTTTTCTGCCAACTCTTCTCGCTCAGCCCTTTCTTCCATGATATGTTTACTAAGCAAATCCCCAATTTGTTCATTTGCAACAATAACATTATCTTCAAGTTTTGCAATCCTAGTTTCAATTTGCCAATAACCATAAACCAACATGCCGATAAGAACTCCAATCTGAGCCAACCACTTAAGGTTAATGCTAACAATGGCGTTATCATCAAGGACAGTAGCACGATAACTTCTAGCGGTATCTGGCTTCTCACTCACTTTACCTTAACTTCTTCCAATCTTTGATGCTTATAACACCAATTGTTATAATCGCTGATGCGACCATGAAACCAATGAACCACAGAATCAGCATCAACTATCTCTGTGAATACTGTGTTTGTAAATTTTTCTTCGTCTCCCATTGGTATGTTCCCCACTATCCATCCCTGACTGCAACTTGGTATCCCTAATATAATTAACAGGAATATCATAACTCGTACTAACAACTTTAAAATCTCCGTTTTTTAATGTTTTAATTACTTTGTTCATATTTCTTTTATAATGTTATTAACTAATTCGTGCTTACCTATTAACATTCTTCCTGTACCACCACCATGCTCATCTTCACATTTATCAACATAAGCTTGTTCAATTGTATCCCAACTATCACTTCTTTTTATAACTTCACCATTAAATGTTAAAAAGTATTTGTATCTAGAAGGATAAGCAAGGGTCTCGGTTGTACCATCTGGATATTTCTTTGTACGAGTCGAACCGGGAGTTGTATTTCTATACAGCTTTAGGTCGTGACCCTTAGAACTTTTCCTTATCAGCATTTATTTGTCCTCTGATTCCTCTTCTTTAGATAAAGACTCTTTAAGCATATTGACAAATGCATTGTACCCAACTGCTAATTG